TTGACGGGGTTGACGTCGTTGTTGGCAGTGCCGGCACGCAGTGCAGACTTCAGCAGAACTTCCGCTTGGAAGACGTTCGAAGGACCGGTGACGATCTTCTTCGGCGTCAAGCGGATGCGCTTGCCGTTGTTGTCCACTGCGTTGCGGATCTGGATCAGCAGCTGCTCAAGCGAGGTCTGCGACAGGTTTGCGGCCGTCGAGAGCTGGTTCGAGAAAGTGCCGGTCGCGATCGGGTGCGCCGTGTTGACGAGGCTGACGCCGTCGCCGCCGACATATGCACCACCGGTGAATGCGCGGTTGAGGATGTTGGCACCGAGGGTTTCCTTGGTCTCAACAAGCGACTGCGCGAGGTGGCGGGCATAGGTCTGGCCGATGCGGATGTGGTCACCGTCTTCGACCAGAACCTTCGTCAGAGCGAAGGCGAGGCCGTAGACCTGATAGACGTAGCGCTGGATGAACAGCACGCCGCCCGACTGGTAGGTGACCGGCATGCCATCGGGCAGTTCCGGTGCAGCGCCGAAGCCATAGAGGACAGGCTCTTCGTGGTAGTTCCGGGGGATGCCCTTGAACTCTTTGAAGACCTGCGACCACTCATCGGCACGCTGGTTGTAAACGCCGTCGAACTCTTCGTTCAGGATCGGCTCGACGATGGAGCGAAAGTCAGTACTCCGCATTGGGGTAGCCATTGTTCAAGCCCTCCTTAGTAAGCGGCGCGGTCAGCGACGTTCTGGTGTTCAGAGATCTGAACTTGAACGATCGTGAAGTTATCACCAAACGCATTGTCCGGGCCGGGGGCCACGTCAATAATGCGCATCGAAGCGTTGGCGCTGTCGGTCAACGTAGCAGTGTCCAACATCATCGCCGACAGACCGGTGACGGTCGAGCCTGCAGTGATGGTGGTGAAGTCAGCCTGCTTACCGATGTCAGTCACCGCGATCGAGCCATTCGCCTGAATTTCATAGACGATGGTCGGGTCGAGAGTGACGTAGGCAACGATGTTGCTTGCAGTGGTGGACGCAGTCCACTTATTGCTGACGCGGCGACGGCCGTCGGTGTCGGTGAACTCGACGCCTTGGAACGTGCCGATGAAACGGTCGCCGATGGCGGCCGCTTGGATGGTTCCGTCAGTGCCGATCTTAACCGGCTGGCTCTGAAGGATATTGGCGGCATACGCCGACGCAATCGAGTAAGCGGTGGGGCGAACCACACCGCTCGGCGAGTATGCGGGGCGAAGGCCAAACGGCTGAGATACAGTGCTCATATCCATTTACCTCAAAATTGGGTTGCGAGAAACGCGTCAGGAGAAAGTCACCCTCTGCGTCGAATGCGAACGCATGTCCTGCATCCCGTCACCCTCAATCAACCTTGCACCGGCTCTCTCCGCCTGTTCACGGAGCATGTCCGCGACGTCGGCGATCTTGTCCTCTTCACGCTTCGGAGCGTCGTAGTGAGCTTCCTGCATGAACCTATGGTAAAGGCTCAAGGGCAGCTTAAACGCGAGCATCTCGTTCACACCGATGAAGCCGACCCATTCGCCAGTCTTCATTGAGGCATATTCCATTCCCGGAACCTCTTCCGGCTTAACAGGCTCGTAGCCGAGCTGCATGCGCCGATGGATGGGGTCGCGCGGGTTGGTTGTGGTGAGCCAGCACAGATGATAGCCCGGGATTTCCGGCAGGTCAGGCAGTGCGTCGTTAAACAGTTGGTTTCGGAACATCTCCAAGCGATCATCCTCGGACACGTCGCGATTTTCGGTAACCTCTCGGTTCTCCTGTCCTCGCGTATCCCGGCGACCGACTACGTCAAAGTCCGGTGCTTTTTTCAGGCGGCTGTCTTCAGTACCATTCGTCATGTTGTCTCACTCCTTCTCAGCGAGCCGAACTGTCGTAGGCCTTGTACGCCTTCAAATAGCGTTGGCGCTGTGCAGGGTCATCCCATACGCCAGCGTCGATCATAGCCTGTTTCCGTTCGGGTGTCACGTATATTTCGTTCTTAGTGCTGCGCGGTGCATGCTCACGGGTTTTGCCCATGGGCGGACCACGCCGTTTCGGTTTTGCGGCGGAGGTTTCTTCGCCACCGTCGAAGGCCTCAGCGACCCGCGACGTAAGCTCTTCCCAGTACTCGCGTGAGGCGGGATTGAAGCCCTCCTGCGCCAGTTCGTTGTCAATCGCCTTGGTCAGAGCGCTGTCGCGGTCGCGACCATTGGGGTCGTACCACGGGTTCGCGCTCATCCACTCCTTGGCGTAGTTGACCACGTTCGGGTCGACGCGCGGTGCGGCAGCCTGTTTGCGAGCCTGCTCGAACTGCTGCTTCGCTCCGACGAGCTGCTGCGCCTCGGCGATCGCCTGATCGCGGATGCGCATGGCCGCCACGACGTCTTCCCCGTTGCCCGCCTCAGTCGCCTTGGCGATGAAGTGCTCGGCCTGCTGGATGTCGCGCTGCGTCTTGGCGATGCGCTCATCCAGCGTCTTGGCGTTGCTGTTGACCGCGTGCCCCTCGACGGCGGCAAGACGGCGGAGCATCTCCGCGTTTTGCTGCTTGAGGTTCTGGATCTGCCGTTCGGCGTCGTCCCGTGCCTTGCGGACGCGATCGCGGCGACGCTCGCGGCGGCGTCGATTACTGGCCGTAATCTCCTCGTCGCTGTCGTCCTCGCTGGCGGCGAGGCGTGCATCCTCGTCGTCATCCTCGTCCGCCTCGTCGGCGGCCTGCTCTTCGCCCTCCTCGGGCTGCTCTTCGACGGGGACCAGTTCCTCGTCGTCGTTTTCCGTCATTACATTGTCTGCCATAACCGGCTCCCTGTTGTAGCCTTATCGATCAGATGAAGGCCTTGATGCCGAGCGGGTCGCCCGTCACCTTGCCGATCAGATCGAGGTCGTTGAAGATTACCAACAGCGCTTCATCTGCGCCGTCGGCGGTTTTGACGGTCCAGCGGTCGCCACCATACTTGGGCACGCGGACGAAGTCGCCGGGCTTACACCAGCTCCCTTCGGGCCACGGCTCCATGCTCGTGCGGTTTTTGAATGCCAGTTCGCCCACGCCGATCACCTTTGCGATCTGCGTGTTCCACGCGTCCGTTTCACGCGTCTCCGTGGTCAGGATGATCCCGCCCTTGGTCTTCTGCTTCGGCGTGCGTATCTGAACCAGTACGCGGCTGCCGAACGGCTGTACGCCCGGATCGCAAGGCGGAAACGCCTCGTCCTCGCTGTCGTAGCCAAACTCTACTTTATTTGCCAGTTCCTGCATGTTGCGCTCCTTTTTGCAGGGTTAGAGATTAAAGTCTTTGCGCTCCCTCTCGGCCACAAGGTCGATCAGGATACGCTTTGCTTGTTCGAGGCCCGCATACATCCCGACGGCCCGACCGTAGTCGAAGCCGTCCTTTCCCGCTGGACGTTCCAGCGCCTCGGCCGCGAGCCTTGCTTGCTCAAGTTCGAAACGCTGGAGGAGGACTTCGATTTTCATGCGGGGGTTTTCTTGCCTCCGCTGACTTCGAACTTGGGGTGCTGGCCCATCTTCATCAGCTTGTGCATGTTGGTGTTCTTGGCGGTCATGCCGCCGGCTGCCTTGCCCTTGCTCAGGACTGCGTCATTCTTTTTCATCGTCCGTGCCTTTCTACGGGTTGGGGTTTATCCCGGTCCCCGTGGAGACCGCGATGCGTTCGCCGGACACGATCTCGGCCTGCGCGAGCGCCATGGCCGTCTGGTTGTCCTGACTGTTCATGCTCATGCGCGCCTGCAGCTCTGCGGCCGTGCGCGCGTCCTCGGACTGCTGACGCTGCTGCTCCATGGCGACCTTGGCCTGCAGCTCTGCGGCGTCCATCTGGGCGTCTTGCTGCATCTTCTGGGCCGCCATCTGCATGCGCTGGCCGTCCATCTGCATGTCCATCTGCGCCTTCTGGGCGTCCTGCTGCGCCTTCTGCCCCTCGAGCTGCAGCTTCTGCGTCTCGATGGCGAGGCGCGGATCCTGCATCGGCGGCTGTTGGAACTGCTGCATGATCTGCTGCGCCTGCTGGATGATCTGCGGCACCTGCTGGAAGAGCTGGCTGCCCTCGGTCAGGGCGGCCGTGCTGGCCTCGGAGAGCATGCGGTCGAGGGCCTTGCGACCCTGCACGTCCTTCTTGTCCATCTCGCGCATGGCGTCGCCCAGATCCTTGCCGCCCATGGCCTCGGTCGACACGTCGAAGACGGTCGAGGCGTACCACAGGGCGACGTGCTCCTTGATGTGGTTAAGGATGTTGGGGATGTACACCGGCGCGAAGATCGGGTTCGACCCGAACGTCGGGCTCATCAGGTATGAGATGTGCGTCTGCAGGTGGGCGAGGTGGTCCTGCTCGGGGAAGGCCGTGACCGGCCGGCCCAGTGACGCCGCGACGTTCTCGTTGACGGCGTTCTGCTCGGTCGGCTCCACCGGCGGGTTGAGCAGGTCTTTGGCGTTCGGGATCTTGAGCGTCTCAAGGATACGCTCCTCGACCTTGCGCATGTTGTACAGCTGCGGCATCGCGGCCGCGCGCTGGGCCACGGCCTGCACCTGCGCATAGCGCTGCGCCTCGCTGAAGATGTTCGGGTCGGACACCGGCACGACGTCGAGGACGCCGTCGAAGTCAGCGCGCGACGCCAGCTCCTCGCCCGCGTCCTGCTCGAGGCGGTCGTCGTCGAGGTTGTGGCCGTTGAGGCGGTCGAGGATCCGCAGCATGCGCGCCATGGCGTCGTGCAGGCGGGCGTGGATGGCCGAGTAGACGACCGCGCCCTGCTCGAGCTTGGCCAGCGTCGTGCCGACCGGCGCGTTGGGGTTGCCGTCGGCGATGTCGTCCATGGACGTGCGCACGACGCCCTTGCCCGCCTCGACGAGGAAGCCCAGCAGCTGGAACAGGACCGGCGAAGGCGGGTTGTACGGCAACGGCATGGCCAGCTTGCGCACGTCGTCGACGTTCAGGCCGCCCTCGATCTCCTCGGTCTGGCCGGGCTGGATCGACAGGCTCTGCCCGCCGGCCGTGCCGCCCTTGAGCTTGAGCATGGTCTGGCTGTTTTGGATGTGCGCGCTGTCAAGCAGGGCGCGCAGTGCGCCCGTCGCCGCGCCGGACAGGCCGCCGATCATGTGCGGCAGGCCGATCGGGTACGCGCCCCGCCACGGGATGAAGGGCCACTCGACGAACCACTGCATCTCCTCGGGGTATTCGTCCTCCTCGATCCAGTTGCGGTAGATCGAGAGCACCTTGCCGCTCGGCTTGTCGATGCTGATGATGTAGGGGTAGGCCTCCTCGTCTTCGCCGATCCGCGTCATGGCGTAGATCTCGTAGACGATGCGCAGGCCGTCCTCGTTGTAGCTGGTCGGGTCGCGGCCCTCGATCTTGTCGTTGGCCACACCGGCGACGGACTGCTCGGGCTCCATGCCCGACAGCGTCAGCTCGACGTCGCGGTACATGCCCTCGGCCACGCGCTCCTCATAGTCGAGCTGCGTCAGGTACTGGACGTGCGTGCGGCGCTGCGCCGTGTAGAAGTTGGTGGCGGCGTAGGGCAGGTAGATGTCGTCAATCGGCACGAACAGGAACGTCGGCCGGTTGCGCCGCTCGTCCCAGCCCAGCTTGAGGTACTGTGCGCCGCCCAGCGGCACCTGCGTCATTAGCTGCTCGAGTTCGGCACGCACCTCGGGGCACTGCACCGTCATCTGCCAGTTGAGCAGGGAACTCTTGCGCTTGGCCTTGTTGACCTTCTCCTGCGTCGCCTCGCCGGGGATGTAGTCCTTGGCCGGGCCCTGCGGCGGGAAGATCTCCTTCATGGCACGTGCCGCGAAGTCGACGCAGGCCTCGGTCATGAGCGGGTGGACGACCTTGTTCGCGCCTTGGAAGGACGCGCCGCCGGGCGCGTCGTCGCCCAGACCGGTGCGGCGTAGGCCCTCTTCGTACTGCTCGTCGCGCTTCTTGCGCGCCTCCTTGTCGCGTGAGATCAGGTCGAGGTAGGTGGTCGACAGGTGAGACAGCTCGGTCTCGGACATGTCCTCGGCGAGGTTGGCGTAGAACTCACTGTCGGCTGGGCGAGGCTCGTCCTCGTCATCGAGGCGGACGATCGCCCCGCCGTCGGGCGTGTCTTCGACATCGTCCCCGACTTCGGGCAGTTCCTGATACTCGCCCTCGGGCATTTCGTCTTCGTCCATCGTGCTCGATCCTACTGGCTGTACGGATTTACCGCCGCGCTGGGCGGGGGCCGCTGCTGCTCGTCTTTCTTAGTCTTTAGCACGGAGACCAGCCCCTTGTCGATGCAGAGCCTGACGACCTGCGTCAGGGCGTCGACGTAGTCGTCGTGCTTGATGCTGCCCGGGCCGGTGAAGGCGCACACCTGCGCCAGCATCGGCTCGATCCAGTTGCGCGGTCGGCCGGGGTGCGCGTCGCTCTCAGGCAGCCAGACGCGCTTGCGGGCGAAGATGTGGCTGACCATGTGCAGACGCGCCAGCTTGTCGGCGCGGCCGGGGTTGTAGGCGTAGGCGAGGATCCCCTCACGCTCGAGCATCTGCCGCAGGCTGATGCCGCTGCCCTTGTCCTCGATCAGCAGCATGTCCGGCTTGCGCCCCGACGTGCGGGGCTTGTCGCTGCCGAAGAGCGGCTTGACCAGCGCCGCGTCCTCGTCGCCGCCATAGGCCGTGTTCAGCTCGCGCTTCACGCGCTTGATCAGGTCGGGCATGCCGAGCTGCTCCGACCAGCAGTCGAGCACGATGAGGTGGCTGTTGCCCTCCTTGTCGTGGAAGCTGCCCATCACGACGCAGGCCGTGCTGTCGGGGTCGCCCTTCTTCTTGTCGTACGTCGCCTCGGTGAAGGCGGTGTCGAGGCTCATGATGATGTAGTCGAAGGCGGGCAGCGGCTGCTTGGACGGCCACAGGCGGAAGTCGCTGCGCTTGATGATGCCGCTCTCTTCGGGGTCGATCAGCTCGCCGTACAGCTCCTGCCTGCCGATCGTCGTGCCCTCGTACTGCTCGAGCTGCTTGAAGAAGCTGTCGGGCAGGTTGGCCTTGTTGTCGAAGGTCGAGCCGCGCACGATGATGCGCTGGTCCTGTGGCGCGCTCAGGCGACGGATCAGTTCCTTGGGCTTGGGCGTCGTCGTCCACAGCACCTGCGGGTCGGTGCCGAGGCGCAGGCCCATCATGGCCATGTCCCACGTGTCCTCGTCATACTGCCACGCCGCCAGCTCGTCGAACCAGCCGCGCGTGTGCTGCGGCCCGCGCAGTCGCTCGGGCTTCTCGGCCGTGAAGCCGCGTATCGTGCTGACGCCGCCGGCGATGTTGCGCATCTTGATGATCATGTCGGACTTGTTGTGCTCGACGAGCAGCTCGGGCGGCAGCACGGACAGGATCCCGCTCTCACCCTCGAAGCAGGTGAACTTGACGTCCTGATAGGTCGGCGCGATCACGCAGCTGTCGAAGCCGCTCGGATCCTGATAGACGGCGCGTGTGAGCCACTCAGAGCCGACGCGTGTCTTGCCGAAGCCGCGCCCGGCGAGGTAGCCGCACTCGGTCCAGTCAGTCTTAGGTACGATCTGGTTCGGCCGCGCGGTCTTACGCCAGCGCGCCTGCCAGTCGACGTGGACCAGTTCGAGCGGCTTGAGCTGTTTTAGGGCGGCCTCGATGTCGAGCATGACGACGTGCGTCACTCACCCTTGTTGAGCAGCGCATCGGCGATCTGCAGCGTGAGGGCGACGGTGTCGATGCCGTTGTCGACCTTCAGCGTCTCGCCGTCCTTGTTGCCGACCTCGTGCGTGGTCTTCTCGCCGTACTTCTTCGGCTTGAGCTTGCCCATGGCCCACTTGCGCGTGTCGATGCGCACGCGCTTCTCCTGCGTGTCGATCGTGGGGTCGTCGGCGATCTCGAGGATGTCCTCGAGCATGTCCTCCGTGGCGGTTTCGCGCGCGCGGGCGTAGCGCTCGGCGAACTCGGGGAAGCGATCGATCCACACATAGATCGTCGACGGGTTCGGGAAGCCATCCATCTTGCACAGCTTGCGCACGCTCATGCCCTCTGTGAGCTTGTCACAGATCAGGTTGCCCATCTCTTCGGTGTAGGTACTCGGTCGTCCGCCGGCCATCGTCTGCTTGCTCCGTAATCGTGACAGTGCTTCCAGTCGCCCCACATATACGACCGATCCGGCCGACGTGCAAGCCCACCAAATCCGAGGGGGTCAGCACCCCGGGGCGCATCATCACATCATCGCATCGCGTGCATCACGGCTGGGGGGTTGGTCATAACCAACCCCTCCCCCAGCTCCTGATGCATTGCAGCGTACATCGCGTTTTGCAGCGTGCAGAGATTTTCGCGGTGTAAATTGCCAAAAAACGGCTGATTTCCGTCAAATATGCAGCGCGACCCCCGTGCTGCACACTCCCCTCGCCGCATCGCTGCATCACGCCTTTTTGCCCCCCAGCGTGTATTTACACCGCAATTTACACCGCGTAATAAAATTACGTGATGTAAATCGCAGCCTTAAATTGCAGCGCCTTTTTTACTCAAATAAGAAGATCTTTCCACCTTCCAGTTTCAGCGGCCCATCCTTCTCGCGGCTAAGGCTCTGTATAGCGCGAACGATGCTGTGTCGGCGGATGTCCCGCTTTCCTGCCTCCGGCGGCGGCAGGGCCTCAACCGCCCTATCCACCAGCGTTCCGGCGTCTACGACAGCCATGTCTACGAACAGGCTACAGATCGCGAGGACGTGGTTCTCCATGCGTCCACGCCTCTTGACGGCCGCACGCCCGCCGACCCCCGCGACCTTCCTCGGGTCGAACATTTTAATGTCAGCCTCGTTATAAGTGTCGTACCGCTGCGAGCAGCAGAAGGAGCAATGCTCGTTCAGCTCCTTGGGGTGCGTAGGTGAAGGCTGGAAGAAGCCCTCTTGGCACGTAGCGCATACGCCAGACCAAATGAGGCCCATGACCCGCTCGCCTGTGTCTGTGCGCCACACCTGTTCGGCTGCAACAGTGAACTCAACACGCCGCTGCGTGCTGTCGCCGTGATAGTAGACCTTCGTCCCGACATCGGCTCCACGCGGGTAGCGGGAGCTAATAAACGCAAATGCTTCACTTTTATTCAAATATGCCATAGTGGCGGACCTTTCCATAGGTATCGTGCGTGCCTAAATGCGACGCACAACAGCGTGATACGGCGTGCTGCGCCGTGATGCAATCCAGCCCCCAAACTTTTTTTCACCCCTGTGCATTTTGTGTATTGCAACCCTGCGTTGCAGCGTCTAAGAGGGGGCATCAACACCAACGAGGAGTACCATCCAATGACCTTCACCACCGACATCGCCGCACTTGAAGCCCACAAGCCCGCCCTCGAAGCATATTTCGTCGACTTTACCGAGCGTCGCTTCGCCGCCCTCGTCCGCCACTTCGGCCCCGCCCTGCGTGGCGTGTACAACAGCCATCTGGCTAACAACTGGCGCGCCATCAGCTCGCTGACCGTTTGCGACGGTGACCGTATCAACAGCGAGTACAGCCTCGACGCGGGCCGCGTCGCAGCCGCAGCGACCGCCTTCGCCGACGCAACCGTCGCGACGTGGGCCGATAAGATCTCCGCCAAGTTGGGCGAACTGGACAACGCCGAAGTCCGCCACCTCGACGGCTACCGCTTCGCGGTCACCGGCAGCAAGGGCGACCGCAAGGTTCTCATCGAGCAGGACATGATCGTCAACGTCAGCAGCAGGGGCACGCTGTTCAACCAGTTCCCAGCCCGCATCTACGTTGACGGCAAGTTCACCCCCGCCGCCAAGTACGCAGCCCTCTAACCCAACCGGGGGCTTCGGCCCCCACCCTCTCAGGAGTACCATCCCATGTCCATTTACCAAACCCTCACCCTCGCCTCGATCGACGAGATGTCCCGCGCCCAGAGGTGGCTCAACAGCTTCCCAGCCTATGTCGCCGAGCGCGACGCGCGCCTCGAAGCGGACGGCGCAGCTTACCGCCACGAGCGTCGCCTCAAGGCCATCCGCCGCTACCTGCGCGAACGCGCCGCTCGGAAGGGGGCCTGAGCCATGGACTACCGCAACTGGACGATCGACTGGTGCCCCTACCAGCAGGCCTACGAGGCCGTGTCGCCTGACTACGAGCCCGTATGGCTGGGCGAGGACGCCGGCTGGCTGGACGGCGAGCGCTTCACCGCGCCGACGCTGCAGGAGGCGCAGATCGAGATCGACGCGCGCCTTTTTTCAAATTAGCTATTGCAATGCTTCGTGGCATCGTCCATAGACTGTTCAACACCAACACGGAGTACCATCCAATGCCCTACCACTACGACGACGCAATCGAGATCGCCACGAACAACGAGAGCGGCGCTGCGCGCTGCCGCCTCGCCGACAAGGTGGAGCTGCTGGTCTCGGATCGCGGCGAGAGCTTCACGATCTGGGATTACCGCCCGAACGCCAAGCGCGTCGAAAAGCCCGTCACCGCAGCGTGGGCCCACAAGTTCCTTGACGTCGCCTTCGGCGTCACCGTCACCAGCTACGAATGGTAAGGAGTACCATCCAATGATCACCCCCCAGCTCAACATCAACGGATCCAGCGCCGCCGACCTGATCGAGCCGCGCCTCAAGGCCCTCGACCACCTGATCGACGCCATGGAGGCCCTGCGGCAGGTCATGCCGAACGGCCGCGACTACCCGACCGAGCCCAGCAAGTGCACTTACGATCGCGGCATCATGACCAGCCGCCTCAACCTACTGACCGTCATCCGCGACGACATCTACGCCGAGGCGATCGCCATCAAGCAACAGCAGAAGGAGTACTGAGACATGGCATACGACAACCCCTACCGCGACGCCGCCCTAGACTATTGCGATACGAGAAACAGCGAATTGTGCGAGGCGATCTCCGATAACGAAGAGTATAGCCGCGTCATGAGCGACGCGGCCTATGATGTCTTCGAACAGGTCGTCTCGAAGTGGTTCACGCGCCCGGGCGTGGTGTGCTGTAAATTAGACATCCCCGATAGAGTGATAGATATCTACGTCAGTTCACCGACCTCCGACGACCACCTCGCCAACTTCCGCTTACCCTTGGCCGAATTGGTGCTCTCCGCAGCGCATACGGCCAAAGAGTATGTGGGCCTCCCTCCCTCTGACGTGTCAGCCATGCTGCGTGAGCTGGCCGACGAAATCGACAAAGGGAGTACCGACCAATGATCATGACCGAAGACACGCCTGAAGGCGGCCCAGAGGAGCTGCAGTGGAAGATCGACCGGCTCACCGAGAAAGTCGAGCAGCAATCTGCAAGTCTGGAGCGTGAGTACCAGAAACGTGCCGCTAAAGTAGAGGAACTGCACGCGCTGCAAGCCCGCTACGACACCCTGACATCGCGCCTGACCGTCGGCGTCCTGCGCGCGGCGGGCTTCACTGTCGAGATTGGGCTGCCGGAGTTCTGCGAAACCTGTGGAGAGGAGTACTGAGACATGACCACAGACGTCCGACTGCAGGCGATGATCCGCGCCCTCGACGAGCGACTGAAGACAGTCAGCATCGACGATGTCGAACTGAGCGTACGCACCCTGAAGGCGCTTAAGGATTGCGGCGTGCGCACCCTACACGAAGCCCAGATGGCGCTGATCAACCGCCAACTTGGTAAGCAGCCCGGCATCGGCCCCAAGGCGATCCGTGAGGTCGAGGAGATCATCTTCAACGTCACTGCCGCCCTGCCGCCACCAGCGGAGGTCGCAAGGCAGCAGCGCCGCCTTGAGCTTAACAGCCTGCTGCTGGCCTACGAGATGCATGTGCTCGCACTGTATACCTACCAGAACGCCGATGCGCGCCCCGAGGACTTTCTGGGTATCGACGTCGGGGGTTCGATCGCCAAGCGCAAGGCCTCTATCAACAAGGTACGCGAGCTGATCCTCGCCTTCGCAGACCGCCCATAAACAAGGAGTACCGACCAATGACCAACAACCCACCATCCGCCGACGACATCCTCCGCCTGCCACTGGCAGAGGGTGCACGCTACCAACTCGACCAGCTCGACATCATCCGCGTCCGGGCACGCGTCTACGCCCTGAACAAGGACAACGCCGCAGGCTGGAAGTGGCGCACGACGATGGTCCGCGCCAAGACCAAGAGCAGGAAAAAGACGGTCATCAATAATCTTGTCCACACCTTAATTGTGTGGCGGATCAAATAGCAGACGTCGCTAGACGACACTGGACAAAACCCACCGTCTTGCGGCCGGCCACCGTCTGTGCCACACAGGCGCATCAGCAACAACGAAAGTACCGCCATGCCCCTTGAAGCATTCATACTAATCGGGATCATCCTGTGCATGCTCCCTGTAGCGATCGACGAACTGCGTCGGTGAGGAGACACGACATGAAGGAAGGTTTGAGAGCATTGATGGACGCGGGCATGCCCGAGGACCACGCCCGCACGCTGCTGGCATCGCTGGAGAAGAGGGGCTACACCGTCTACCGCAAGAAGCAGCGCAAGAACGCACGCAGGCCCAACGCCAGCGAGCCTATGACGCCGGAGCTGGCGACCGAGATCCGCACCTTCTTCGCGTGGCAGCGGCACTTCACGCAGCAGGAGATCGCGCATATCTTCAACGTGAACATCGGCCGCGTCAACGAGGCGCTGGCCGGGCTGATATGACCACCAACTGAAAGAGGAGTACCCCAATGACTAGAACAGCTGTAACCACAGACCAGATCCGCCAGCACTTGGCGGCTCGCGGCACCTGCTCCGTCACGGAGATTGCCAACCACTTTAAGTGCAGTGAGACGCAGATACACGCCAAGTGTCGCAGCATGCATGACGCGGGCCTACTCGAACTCATCAAGCGTCCGGTGAAGGTCACGAAGAGCAACGGAGACACGCACCACCGCGACGCCATCAAGGCCTATCGTATCCGCGTACAGCCGCCTGAGAACAAGTTGGAGGTTGAGGCGACAGTGCCACCTGAGAACGACCAAGACCAACAGGCTTTGATCGACGAACTGAGGAAGCATTTGCAAAATTATCTCTCGGAAATCACTGCCCAGATGCTGCTGATTGAAGATCTTGATGATTTCAAAACTCGGGCGATCGCGAGATACCCCGACTTGGACGTCGACTATGAAGCCCATCGGCAGGTTCTGGCGACATTCTACCGCATAGGCGGATGGTCAAACATCGCCGACGACATCGAGGCTGGCGGGGCGTTAGGTTACGCTGAGAAACAGCGCATCGACGCCATCCTCGCCGCGTCGCAACTGCTATCTAAAGATCGCAGCGGTGAATAGCCTACGCACAGTCGCCGGGATCCTGATCGTCAGCGCCAGCATATTGGCCGTCTGGGCGATCGGGGTCTACTTTTTAGGGATATATTGACATGATACCTAACATCCGCACCAACTTTTGCCCCAACTGCGAGGCACAGGCAAACACCATTGAAGAGCTGCGAGCCGCAAATGAAAGATGGGTTATCGCCTTCAATCAAGCAAAAGCCGACGCCACTGGTCGCATCGAAGCCCTGCAAGCCGACAATGCGCGGCTGCGTGAGGCGGTGAAGGAGATTAAGGACGCATGGGATTGGTGGCAGGTAGACACCTACGACCGCTGTGCATCTGTTGTAGATGACGCAATCAGCGCAGCCTTGGGAGAAACGAAATGAAAATCGAAATTGATACGAACATCCCCATTCCCGCAACGGGCCCAGATATGGTTGGAAACGTTTACCCTATTCGGGGCGGCTTTGGTGCTCGTAACGGGCATATGCACGTTATCGTTTCGCACTATGACAAGGTGCAAGGTGCCTGTCGATATTCAGGATATTGCACAGTCACGGTTGACTGCGACGGCGAGATAGTCGGCGCGAACAACTACGCTACGCACTATTTTGATAGCAAGGTTCCAATGGCGCGCGTGGACGGACTGGACAACCTTTCGCTTGTCATGAGGTCGCTGTGACCCGCACCGCACTGGAAGCCCGTGGGCTGGAGATAAGGGAGAAGAGCGATGACTGAAATCAGCAAGGAATGGTGCATCAACATGGCGAAGCAAGAGGAAGGCGACATAGGTGCAGGTAAGCTGGCTATTGACCCGACAGCCGACAATTTCCACAACCTTCCATTAAGTGAAAGTTTCGAGCGCGTTGCGAAGGTCGCCAAAGAGCGTGATGCGTTCAATGAAGCAATGGCGCTGCGTGAGGTTCTAATGGCTGTAACGCAAGATGACCGCAACGCCGCTGCCTCGCTTTACCTAAAGACTGAGGGTGAACCATCCAGCCTTCACGACAAAGCGACAGCCGCTGCTAAATGAAAAACACAACGATGACCGCCGCGTCCGAGCCTTCGCCCGTCACCGCCAATACGGATACGACCAAGGGTATTACGACGGACGGCAAGCCGATGGTGCAGAAGAACGCGCCAAAATCGTGGCGTGGCTGCGGTCGCAAGGCGGTCACCATGACGACATTTACGAGGAAGCCGCCGACGATATTGAAGCAGGCGAACACGAAACCTTTACACGTTCCAGCGACACGTAAAGAAAGCGGGAGATTTTTGACATGAGCAACAAAAGCGAAGTGAACGTAAGCAGTGGGGTGGGCTTCATCGGCATGTGCTTTTTCCTATTCTACAACTTCAACAACGCGAAATACGACCTGTATGACGCCATCATGCAGTGGCTAATGAAATGACCCTACGCCGCTTCCTTCAAGAAAATTTCGGTTGGGACATATATGAATGGGATCCCGCCGACATAATTTTCTAATCCCACCCCCGTCTCCTTTTGACCCCGACAGCCACGGCGGGGTAAATGGCTAGGCAGCGGAAGTATCAAGCACCAAGGGGGAGAGATGGGCACCACATGGTATGGTGCGAATGCCTAGCAACGTGGCGACAACATAGGAGACAATCATGACTTGGAAATCAGCAACAGACGAAGACATCATCCGCGCCTGCGGGTACATCAGCGACGACACCTACCTCGCCTCGATCTTCGGCGTGAAGCGCAGCTACATCGTCGACATGCGCAAGAAGATCAAGAACGCGGCGGAGGCCGAGGAGAAGCGCGCCAAGCGTGCCAAACGCAACCCGCCGATCTCGACCGACAACTACGAGCGCACGGCCCGCACCAGCGCCGCCAACGGGTCCGCAGCCCTGCTCAAGGCGATCAAACTGCACCACCCCAACCGGTTTGCAATTTAGGCTTGCAAAGCCTTTCCCCATTGATTACAGGTCGCCTATCAGCAACACCGGAGAGTAATCATGTGCCACGAAGAATACACCGCAGAGCTTCTCAACAGCGCCGCCCGCGACCTTGACGCCGACATCTATGTCCGCTGGGACGGGGACGACGAGAACACCACCTTCGAAGTGTTCTTCGAAGAGGAGCTGACGCCCTACACCATCCACGACATTGGCCGCGAGTTCGAGATCTGGCACTCCGTGCCCGGCAGCCGCGCCTACACCCAAGAGGTGTCGGCCCCGCGCCCCAAGGACGTCATCGCGGAACTCATTGACCTTTTGAGGGAGAAGGACTGATGCTCGATATATTTCTACCATGGCTGGCGCTGCGCAATCTCAAGCGCACGCTGGCCCGACGCGATCGCGAGATCGACAACCTGACGCGCGAGTACTTCAAGCGCGTCGCCACCATCAAGCAGCTGGAGGAGCGCCTCAGCAAGGCGCACTTCCGCAACCCAGAGACCGGCCGCATAGGCAAGAAAGGCGTCAGCTATGAGTGACATTACCAAGGAGGCCCAGCGCCTATTCAACGAGCGCGACAAGCTCGAGCGCCGCAAGCACGAGATCGACAACAACCTGCGCACCCTGCGCGCCCGCTTCATGGCCGAGGAACGTGTCTGGGGCATCAGCGAGGAACGCTTCCGCCAAGAAGTGAGGGCGGCGCAGTGACACCGCAGATCGAGATCCTGAACGCCGCCATCCGCGACAACGGAGGCATCATCGCCTTCGCGCAGGACATGGGCGTGTCGCACCAAGTCATCTACCAGTGGAAGAAGCGCGGGTACGTGCCGATGGACCGCGCCCTCATCATCCAGAACAAGTATGGCGTCGACCACAAGACCATGGTCCGGTCGGACATCGCCCAGCTGCTGACCGCCATGCACAGCGCAGGCTAGTGGAGGACGACATGAACAACGTCAGGGCGATTACGCCCCACCTCACTGCGGTCGAGGTGCCAGAGGAGCTGCGCGAGCTATCGTCGTGGCTGATCTGGCGCTTCGAGCAGTATGAGGACGAGCCGAAGCCGCGCAAGGTGCCCTATTGGGCCGACGGCAGCCGGAGGCACGGCCAGCAAGGCGGCTCGGTCGACCGGGCACGCCTGACCACCTTCGTCGCAGCGCGCGATGCCGCTGTGCGCATGGGCTATGACGGCGTGGGCTTCGCACCGCTGCCGGGCTGCGGCTACACCTTCCTCGACTTCGACAACTGCGTTGGCGTCGACGGCTCTCTGCCGACCGAGATCGAGCAGATCGTCGGCCGCACCTATGCCGAGTACAGCCCGAGCGGGAAGGGCATCAGGGCCGCCCTGAAGGGCGATCTGGGCAACCGCAAGAGCAAGGCGACCGAAGACCAGTACGGCTTCGAGACCTTCAGCTCCTCGGGCTTCGTGACCTTCACCGGCAACATCCTGCCCGTGTCAGACCTAGTGGTCGGGCCGAACTACATCGCGCCTGCGGGCGACGATGTGCGCAACCTATCCGAAAAACGCTTCGGTTGCGCCCAGCCGCAGGCCGAGGTCGACCCCGAAGACTTTATGCTCGGCCGCGAGCCACGGCTCGGCCTGTCGGTCGAGCAGATGGAGGAGCTGCTGTCTGCGCTCGACGCCGACATGGGCCGGGACGACTGGATCCGCGTCGGCATGGCCCTGCACCACGAGACAGACGGTGACGACACCGGCTTCGAGCTGTGGGACGAGTGGTCCTCGGGCGGGTACTCCTACCCCAGCACCGAAGGCCTGCGCACGCATTGGGATAGCTTCGAGCGTCGCGCAGGGCAGCGCCGGCGGCAGGTGACCATGGCGTCCGTCATCAAGATGGCCAAGGATGCCGGAGCCCGCCCTTCCGAGGCAGGTAGCCGCAAAGAAGTGCTCGCCAAGGCCGAGGCGATCATGGCTGACCTGCCGAAAAAGAGTTTAGGCCGCTTCGGCCCAGTGCCGATATACGACCTCACCCAGCGCCCGCCCATGTCGTGGCTCATCAAGGGCGTGCTGCCCAAGGCGCGTCTGGGCGTCCTGTTCGGCGCGTCGGGCAGTGGCAAGACCTTCGTGGCTCTGGATCTGGCCTTCTCAATCGCGCGCGGCGTCGCGTGGCGTGAGAGACGCACGGGCAAGGGCAACGTCGTGATCATCGCCGCAGAGGGTGGCAGCGGGATCGGCAAGCGCGCCGAGGCCTATGCGCAGCACTACGGCTTCGACCTGCGCGAGGTGGCCAATCTGCACGTCATAACGGCCGCGCCTAATTTCCTCGACGCGGACGACATCTCCGAAGTGCTGGCCGAGATCAAGAACCTCGGCGTGGACATCGATCTGATTATCATCGACACGCTGGCGCAGGTCACGCCCGGCGCGAACGAGAACACGTCCGAGGACATGGGCCGCGCGCTCGGCAACATCAACCTGCTGCACGACGCGACGGAGGCCATGAACCTTGTCGTCCACCACGCAGGCAAGGATCTCAGCAAGGGTTCGCGCGGCTGGTCTGGCCTGAAGGCCGCCGCCGACGTCCAGATCGAAGTGCTGCGTCACGAGAGCGGCGAGCGCGAGATCGTCATCGAGAAGATGAAGGATGGCGAGGACGGCCTGCGCTGGGGCCTGAAGCTCGAAGTCATCGATCTGGGCATCGACCTAGACGGCGACCCCGTGACCAGCTGCGTCGCAGTCCCAGCCGAGGGCGTGAAGCGCAAAGAGGACGCGGATGATCGCAAGGGCGTCAAGAAGCGCGGGCGCATGGAGAACCACGTCCTCGAGGTCATGACCCTGTTCGACGACCGCAGCGTCGTCCCGGCGCACGAGCTTATCGACAAGGCCGTCGCCGATCTGCCGGAGCCCGAACCGGGCAAGCGCGACATCCGACGGCAGTCGCTGGTGCGGGCGATACACAGCCTCAGCCGCGAGAAGGACGGGCCCCTTAAAATGGAGAACGGAAAAATTTTCTTTTTTGAGTAAAAAGGGTATTGCAATCTAAAATTGCAGTCCCTATATGACGTGTGTCAGCAACACGAAAGACAGGAGTACCAAATGGCTACCAACGCAAACACCATCGATCTGGCCGGCTCGGTCGTCGACCGCTTGGGCGACATCAAGGCGCAGATCGCCGAACTCAAGCAGGTCGAGGCCAACCTCGTCGCCCTGCTCATCAACACCGGTGACAAGGTCATCGAGGGCAGCAACTACCGCGCAGCCGTGTCGACCACGGCCGATCGCCAGTCGCTCGACCCGAAGGCTGCAGAGGCCAAGCTGCGTGAGCTTGGCGTCGACGGCCGCTGGTTCTCCAAGAACCAGAAGACGACGCGCGGCAGCACGTCGGTCCGCGTTTCGGCGCGCAAGTCGTAACAGGGGGGTGCTATGATCTGTAACGTACTTGCCGCCGAATACACACAGGGGAGCGCCAGTCGTTCCCCTGTGCTGGACCTCAACCGCATCGTCGACGGGCACCGCACGCACGTCATCTCTTTCAGGGTAACCGGCAAGCGCGAGGCGCGTGCCCTTGCCAAGCAGTATAAGGCTCAACCATGGAACTTCTGAACGACCGCAACTTCCTGCGGCAGCTCGAAGACATCGAGCTGATCCGCCGCGCGTATAACGACCCGACCGTCGAACTTGCCATCGTGTTGGCCGAGCGCCTAGAGGCATCCTCGGCAGAGTATGAGGCGGAGATTGAAGAGCAGCGCGAACGCGCCGCCGAGTTCGAACGTCAGGCGAACCAGCTCGACGACAAACTTTACCGCGCCGACAACGACCTCATGAAGCTCGAATGGCAAATTGAAGAACTGACAAAGGAGATAGAAGAATGGCGTACAAAATAGAAGTGACGGCCGACAGCCTGTCCGAACTGGCTGGCAAGGTGCTGGCCCTCGCGGCCCAGTTCCAAGTGACGCAGGCCGAGGCCCCAGTGGCCAAGGCTCCGGCACGCAAGGCCAAGGCGGCCGAACCTGCACCTGAGCCGGTAGCGGCCGCGCCTGAGCCCGAGGCAGCCGCGCCCGAGCCTGAGCCGACCCCCGAACCCGAGACAGCCACCCTCGACTTCGACAAGGACGTCGCCGCCCTCGTCCTCGAAACCTTGGCCGTCAAGGGCAGGGACGTCGTCAGCGGTATCCTAAGCCAGTTCGGCGTGGCCAAGGCCTCACAGCTTGACGAGAAGCTCTGGCCTGAGCTGATCGCCGCCCTGAAGGACGCGTAATGGGCGACGGTGAGTATCACGCAAAACTGAGCCCCTCGGGCGCACATCGATGGATGGCGTGCCCGGGGAGCATCGTCCTTGAGGCTTCCTATCCCGACAAGTCGAGTGTGTACGCGGACGAAGGCTCCGCCGCGCACCTGCTCGCTTCTTGGGCCCTGCGCGATAGGCTCGACCCCAGCAACTATCTGGGCGAGACTATTCGCGTGGGGGAGAACAGCTTCGTCGTCGACGCAGACATGTGCGACTACGTGCGTAGCTACACGCTTCTGGTACGAGAGTATGCGGAAGGCGGAGAGCTGCTCGTCGAGCAGGCCGTGCCGATCGATCACCTGACCGGTGAGCATGGCGCGACGGGTACGTCCGACGCGATCATCATGCACGCCGGCGCACGCCGCCTGACGGTCGTCGACCTGAAGTATGGCATGGGCGTGCGCGTCGACGCCGAGGACAACCCGCAGCCGATGATGTACGCCCTCGGCGCGTATGAGTACGCATCGGTGCTGGCTGACTTCGACGAGATCGTCATGGTCATCCACATGCCGCGCCTCAACCACGTCAGTGAGCACGTCATCTCGGCGCAAGAACTGCGGGAGTTCGCCGTAGAGGTCCGCACTGCCGCTGGCTTTGTACGTCTGGCGGAGAGCCTCGATCTGACCGTAGGGGACGACATGACCGGGCCTTTCTTCAAACCCGGCGAGAAGCAGTGCCGCTTCTGCAAGGCGAAGGCAGACTGCCCAGCCCTACGTGCGGAGATGGCCGAGGTCGTCGCCAACAGCGGCGCGGCGACGATCGACGACTTCCGTGACCTTGTGCCGGTCGACGTGTCGGATGGCTTCGGCGACAACTACCTGTCGATCGCCATGAGCAAGGTCGGTCTGGTGGAGGACTGGTGCCAGGCCGTCCGCGCGGAGGTCGAGCGTCGCCTGTTCGAGGGCAAGGACGTGCCGGGCTACAAGCTCGTGCAGGGCAAGCGCGGCAACCGCAAGTGGGCCGACGAAGAAGACGCTGCCAAGGCGTTGAAGGCGGCTAGACTTAAGGACGCCGACATGTACAAGAAGATGTTGATCTCGCCGACCGAGGCGGAGAAGCGTCTGAAGGGATCCCCGCAGCAATGGGCGAAGGTGCTTGCGCACGTCACCCAGAGCGAGGGCAAGCCGTCTGTGGCTCCGGCCACTGACAAGCGGCCAGCATTGGCCGTAAGTTCGGTTGCGGATGATTTCCGTGACCTTGTGATAACTGAGAAGACAGAATTGGATAATTGAAAATGGCAGAAATTATACGACTTACGAACCTCGTGATGTCCTTCCCCGCGATTGCCGAACCGCAGTCCTACGGCGACGGCGAACCGGCCTACGGTGCCAAGTTCCCGATCGAGCCCGGCTCCGATGCCGAGAAGAAGATCGAGACCGCCATGCGCGCGGTCGCGGTAGAAGAGTGGAAGGACAAAGGCGACGCAGTCCTGAAGATGTTGATCGATGACGGCAAGGTCGCCTTCATCAAGAAGGTCTACCGCTCGAAGAAGACCGGCGAGCCTTATCAGGGCTTCGAGGGCACGCACTACCTGTCGGCGCGCAACGCCAAGACCGCCCCGACGGTCGTCGACCAGTTCGGTCAGGAAGTGGACGACAAGAAGGCGATTGAGCGCATGGCGTTCAGCGGCGCTGTGGTCCACGCCTCGCTCGAGATCTGGGCACAGGACAACAAGTGGGGCCGCCGCATCAACTGCACGCTGCGCGGCATCATGCTCACCGGCAAGGGTGAGAACTTCGGCGGCGGTTCGGCCCCGGCATCGGCGAACGAGTTCGCGGATCTGGCGCAGGACGCAGAGGACTTCCTCTGATGCTTACAGCCAACGATCAGTTCCGCCTCTTCATCGAGCGCATCGAGCGTCTTGAGGAGGAGAAGGCGGGCGTCGCCGAGGACATCAAGTGCGTCTTCAGCGAGATGAAGAGCAACGGCTACGACGTCAAAATCACCCGCGAAGTCTTGCGCCTGCGCAAGATGAGCAAGGACGATCTCGACCACCGTAACGCCCTGCTTCGCCTCTACGGCGAGCAGATTGGCCTAGACTTAATCTAAGCCCAACACTATAGGACGCGTGTCGCTGTGGGCCCCCCTCGGACCGCAGCGACACCACCCTCTCTTTAGGCGAGGGCCGCGAGATTAACGACCTAGGCTGGTACTCCTTCGGTTGTTGCTGATCCTTCTCGCGGCCTTCACCTAAAGAGAGGAAGGATCAGCCCTCATGAAAATTTTACATCTCGATCTCGAGACCTTCAGCACGACCAGTATCAAGGCCGGCGCGCACCGCTACGCCGAAGATGCCGAGGTGCTGTTGGTCGCGTGGGCGTCGAACGACGACCCTGTGACCGTCTGGGAGACCGAGCGCCTGCCGCACTGGCGTGACGCCCTGCAGGCCGCGATCGACGACGCCGACCGCGTCGTCATCCACAACAGCGCCTTCGACCGCACAGTGCTGCGCCACGTCGGCGTAGACGTGCCCGTGGAGAAGATTATCGACACGATGGTCCTCGCACTGCTCCACGGCCTGCCCGGCTCTCTGGGGCAGCTCTGTGAGGCTCTGGGCGTGCCGCAGGACAAGGCCAAGGACAAAAGGGGCAAGCGCCTCATTAACCGCTTCACAAAGCCCCAGCCGAAGAATATGAAGGTCCGTAGGGCTACCTCGGAGACCCACCCGGATGAATGGCAAGAGTTCATCGAATACGCCGCACTCGACGTGGACGCGATGCGAGACGTATTGGGGCGTCTGCCTCGATGGAATGATACTCCAAGTGAGCGCGAACTATGGCGACACGACCAAAACATTAACGACCGTGGTATCGCCGTCGACGTTGAACTCGCGCAATCTGCTCTCCGAGCTTTCGACCGAGCTTTCGGAACTCTGGCCGCTCGTATCGAGAGACTGACGGACGGCGCGGTGAAGAGCGCCACGCAGCGCAACGCGACGGTTAATTACCTGCGCCGCATGCACTTCATGGAACTCGCCGACCTTACCAAGGGGACCGTAGAGAGCCTGCTGAGAGGCGATCTGGACCCGGAGGTGCGTGAGCTGCTCGAGGTGCGCCAGCAGGCCGCTGCGACCAGCCCAGCGAAGTACAAGGCCCTGATCGACGCCGTATCGTCTGACGGCCGCCTGCGCGGCACGATCCAGTTCTCGGGCGCGGCGCGCACGGCGCGTGACGCGGGGCGGATCTTCCAGCCGCAGAACCTGCCACGCACGCCCGACTGGTTCGACGAGAAGGTGCAGGACATCACCGTGCGCGCCTTCAAGGCCGACGCGGACCACCTCATCTGGGACAATGTCAGCGAGCGCTGCAGCATGGCCGTGCGCGGCTGCCTGATTGCGCCACGGCGCAGGAAGCTCGTCATCGCCGATCTGTCGAACATCGAGGGCCGCGTGCTGGCGTGGCTGGCTGGCGAGGAGTGGAAGATCAAGGCCTTCAGGGCGTATGATAACGGCGAAGGGCACGACCTGTACAAGGTGACGGCGGGCAAGATCCTCGGCAAGGATCCGGCCGACGTGACCAAGGAGGAGCGACAGCTGCAGGGCAAGACCCCAGAACTCGCCGGAGGCTATCAGGGCGGCGTCGGCGCGTACCGTGTCATGGGCGGCCCAGTCTTCGAGGCGATGGACGACACGGCCATCCAAGAGATCGTCTGGGCGTGGCGCAAGGAGCATCCGAAGACCAAATCGCTGTGGTACGACATTGAGGCCGCAGCCAAGGGGGCGATAGAGAAGCCCGGCACTGTAACCGAGGTGCGCGGCGGCCTGCTGCGCTTCGACGTGAAGGCCGACGCCTTTGATCGCAGCTGGCTGCGCATGCGCCTGCCCTCGGGCCGGTTCCTGTGCTATGTCGACGCGGAGATCGACGAGGAGGGGCGCATCACCTACAGCGGCGTCAACCAGTACACGCGCAAGTGTCAGACCCTCGACACGTACGGCGGCAAGCTGACCGAGAATGCGGTGCAGGCCATCGCACGCGACGTCTTCATGACGGGCATGCGCCGGGCGGAGGAGCACGACTATCCTGTCGTCCTGCGCGTGCATGATGAGCTGGTGTGCGAGGTGCCTGACCATGCCGGCTACACGGCCGAAGTTCTGGCCGGCCTGATGTCGACCAACCCGGGCTGGGCGATCGGCCTACCCCTGTCGGCCGCAGGCTTCGAGACGCGACGATACCGGAAGGAATAGGCATGCTGACCCAGCTCAACCCGACGATACCACTTGAGACGTCGCGCGGGCGGGGCTACGCTCTGGCAGTCATCGACTACGGCATGGAGCACAACCTACTCTGGGTCGTGGCGCTGGACGAGGGCGGCGAGGTCTGGTGCGTGCCAAACGCCGAGGTGCGGGCGCAGAAGAACTGGACGGCAGGGAGGCGACATGACACCGGCGGCCAAGATACAGGAATACATCAAGAAGCGCGTGCAGGGGAGTGGCGGGAGCTACCGTAAGGTGCGCTGGGAGGGGCGGCGTGGCTGCCCTGACTGCTTCGTCTGGTGGCAGTGGCCCATGGCCGCCTTCATCGAGGTCAAGGCTGGCCGCGATCGCTTACACCCCCTGCAGGCGCGTGAGATCGCCCGCATGCGCGACTGCGGGATCCCCGTCTACACCGTCTCGACCGTCGAGGATGTTGACGTTGTTTTGTCCATGATAAAAAACATGTTGCAACCCTGAGTTGCATCTGGTATACGGTAGTCCTCAGCAACAAAGGAGTACCAACATGACGTATGCATCTTATGAGCTTAAAGCCGTTTCCAGCCGCGTGCCTTCGACCGGCGAAGATCTCGGCAACACTCTGGAGAAAGTCGCTCGGGAGCGCATTGCCGCCTTCGACGCGTCCGACACTAAGAAACACTACACCCACCTGATCCCGGCCATACAGCTGCTGTCTCTCGCGGCTGACGCGTTTCGAGATGCGGCGAAGTGTAGCCTCGGCCATAACCGGCGCGATCGATACTGGGACCATGCGGAGCGGCTGCGCTATGAAGTTGAGAAGCTCGACGCCCGCGTGACAGAGTACAGCGACGCGTACAATGCGGACCTCAAGGAGCGCCTTGGGTTCTAAACAACTTTAACCGGGGGCTTCGGCCCCCACCCTTTCAGGAGTACCATCCAATGACAAAGAAACGCACCGAAGCCGAACTCAAGGCCATGGCCTACGCCCTCGCCGATGAGATTGAGACCCGCGCCGAGGCGATCTGGCAGCGGTCGCCGAAACTGTCCTACGCCGCTTGCCAGCGGCTGGCCCTATTGCAGATGGCGAAATGATCTCAATCGAGAAAGGCCGAGATGTGTTCTTGACCATATGTCAATCTGTCACTAAACACCGATACATGGACAACGAAATAATTTGGCGGCCGGTAAAAGGCTTGGAAACTCTGTACGAGGTCAGCAATACCGGCCTCGTGCGAACGAAACCGCGTATTCTGAAGGCATTTCCGGCGCGAAAAGGAGGCCACCATCAGATAAATCTAGGGCTTCATCGCCGGACTTACGTCCACCGTTTGGTGGCCGAAGCCTTTTTGGAAACCCCGGACCCCTCGCGCATATGGGTGAACCACAAAAATGGGGATCCGTCCGATAACCGAGTAGAAAACCTAGAGTGGTGTACTCCCGGAGAAAACATCTCGCATGGCTATCAGCACAACGGTCGCATCAACTATAATTGCAAACGGGTTTGCGCTGTAGACGGTGATGGAGAAGTGCGTCTTGAGTTTGGGAGTATGACTGCTGCGGCAAAACACTTCGGTGTTACGTTGGCTGCGGTAAAATCTGCTATTTCAAGAGGGGGCACCTGTCGCGGGTACTATTGGGTGCACGGGTGACACGCGGTCGGCAGCACCTCCACGACTATCAAAACGTAGCCGTTTCCTTTCTGCAGAAAAATAGGCGGTGCGCCTTATGGATGCCAATGGGCGGCGGAAAAACGGTGACAACCTTAACCGCTCTGGACGAGTTGAATTTGGTTGAGGATATCTATCCGGCTCTCGTGCTCGCCCCATTGCGTGTGGCTAAGTCGACATGGCCTGATGAACCGAACCGCTGGAGCCACCTGTCGCACCTGCGCATCAGCACAGTATGCGGAAACGCCAAGGAACGTGAGCAGGCGCTCGCAGCGGATGCGGATATTTATACTACTAATTTCGACAACCTCGTCTGGCTCTGCGACCGCCTCGGCGACGCGTGGCCGTTCAAGACCGTCGTGGCTGACGAGTTCACCCGCCTGAAGTCCTTCCGCCTGCGGCAGGGCAGCAAGCGCGCCGGTGCGCTGGGCAGGGTGGCGCACACGCGCGTCAACCGCTTCATCGGCCTGACCGGCACGCCTGCGCCAAACGGCGTGAAGGATCTGTGGGGTCAGATCTGGTTCCTCGACAAGGGCCAGCGCCTCGGGCGCACGTTCAGCGCCTTCGAGCAGCGGTGGTTCCGCAAGGGCTATGACGGCTACAGCCTCGTGCCTTACGAACACACGCAGTCCGAGGTCGAGGCGCAGCTCAAGGACATCTGCCTGACCGTGCAGGCGCTGGCGGTTGACGAGCCGAACACGCTGCCGATCTATGTCGACTTGCCGCCCAAGGCGCGCAAGGCGTACGACAGCCTTGAGGAGGAGATGTACGCCATCCTGCAGGAGAATGAGGTCGAGGCGGCCAATGCAGCCGTGCGCACCCAGAAGTGCCTGCAGATGGCCAATGGCGCGATCTATGTGGACGAGGACAAGACGTGGGAGGAAGTGCATGACGCGAAGCTCGACGCACTGGAGAGCATCATCGAGGAGGCTAACGGAGCGCCTGTGCTGGTGGCGTATAACTTCAAGCACGATCTCCAGCGACTACAGGCTCGTTTCCGTAACGCTCGGGTGCTGGACGCTGACCCTGATACGATCAGGAAGTGGAACACCGGAAGGATCCCGATACTACTCGCTCACCCTGCGTCGGCGGGGCACGGCCTCAACCTCGCCGACGGAGGCAACATCCTCGCCTTCTTCGGCGTGAACTGGAACCTCGAGGAGCACATGCAGATCATCGAGCGCATCGGCCCCATGCGGCAGAAGCAGGCGGGCTACGACCGGCCGGTGATGGTCTACCCGATCCTCGCCCGCGAGACGGTCGACGACATGGTTATGGAGCGCCTGCAGTCGAAGAAGAGCGTGCAGGAAATATTATTGGAAGCGATGAAACGGAGGAAGAAATGAATACCGAACCCTTTAACCCGGCGAGCCTCGTCGATGCAGACCCAGTGGGGCTACTCGACGGCTGTTGGCCCAAAGACGACCCGTTCAGTTTGGACCCCGGGAAGTGGGCGCACGCGTTCCTGCGATCAGGGGATTGGACGCGCCCCTACCGCGCTTACAAGTGGTTCCACAACGTCATAGCGGTTGCCCGAGCAGCGGGCCCAGAGCCTGAGCCCGAGGATTAAGCCACTTGGGCGAGGCCGCCTTCCGCGTAGCCGTCACGCCCACGTTCTATACGCCGACGCAACAGCGTCGGGCTGAAGATGTTAGCGGCTTCACCCGGTCGCCAACTGGGGCCGAAGGGGGCGCGGTAACCGCCGTACCCGTACTCTTTCACCATGCGCGCGAAATCCGATGTCCCGGTCGATGCGGGGTTGTGGGCCGCAGCTAACTGTACCAGCCCCTCGGGATCGGAAGCCATGTCGTACAATCCAGAAAGTTCTGTTTCGTAGGCATACGGGTTTTTTGCGAAAACAGCATCTTCCGGGATCACTGTGCCTTCAGGGCCGAGATAGAAACTGGTGTGCGCTTTTGGGCTGCCTTTGAGGCCCCGCAGAGCATAGTCGTCGCCCCGGTGTCCCGAGCCGTAGAACGCGGGATCTGTAGCCTCGAGATCTGATATCTGGCTGAAGTGAACCGCCCGTTCCGGCCCACTCGGCGCGCGGGGCTGGATAATTTCTTGGACGTACTCAGGGATGCCACGCTGCATATCAGGCGGCAGATATTCGGGGGGCAACAGGACGGGCGTCTGCGGAGCGTATTGGAACTCAGCCCCAAGCTCACGCAGACGCGCGTTCTGTTCGTCGAACATGCCCGGCTTGATCGGAAGGTTGAACCTTTCGGCGTCGATCTCGGCTTGGATCCGCTTCTGCGCGGCGATGACCCGCGCGTTGAGCGGCGAGTAATTGACGAGGCTATTCTGGCCGCGTGTCTCGCTAAGGAGCGCCATCCGCGCGAGGGGCGACATCATCTGGCTGTGGGAAGCGTAAGCCAGCTCTTCGCCACCCGGGCGGAAGGTCGCGCCGGTGGTGCCATGGCCGTAGAAGTCGTGAACGGCGCGGAACATCTCATTGAGGCTGAGACCCGTGTCGGGGTCTACTTCGCCGAGAAACTCATGGGGATCGCCACCGCGAAACACGTTGAGGTTGCCCTCGCCGAGTATGTCGCGCAGCATCGCACTGGGGCGCGCGTATTCGCCCTCTCCGTAATGGTAAGAGGTGCTCACCGGGAGCGAGGCAAATTGCTGCTTGGTTTCGTCGCCCAGCTGGCGGTAGGCCGCCTCAGTCAGCTGGTCGTAATTCTGCGCGCCAGTACGCTCGACGACTTCCGGCATCGCGTTGCCATAGGCCTCGAACAGGCGCTGCTTGTACTCGGGCGAACCTTCTGCAGCCTCGCTGAACACGCGGGCGATGCCGCTCTGCTTTTCAAGCGAGGTGCCGGGCTCGGGGATGTCGGCGCTGTACGGACGGCCGAAAGCCGCTTGGGTGTATTCATCAGCCGCCTGCGCTGGGATATTGCGTTTGGGATCTTTTAAGATCTCGCGCAGCTCGGTGATATCCTGCGCCTCCTTTGCCTCGGGCACAGTGCGCCGCTTCAACCCCTTGCGCTCGACGCGCAGCTTCGACCCTTCGTCCCGACGGGTATACTCGACTTTCGGCTCTGAGGGGGTCGAGGTGGCGGCCAGAGACCGCCGACGACGCTTCTTTGTCGATATTTCTGGTAGGTCCAAAGCGCGGCGCAGAGGCTTTTCGAGGACGTCGGGGATGTAATCCCCACCGCTTTGAACGGCGCTCCGCAGACCCTTCTCGATGAGGCGGCTCGGGCTTGGTTTTTTACGCGACACGCTATTCTCCGTACTTAGACGCCAGTTTTTCCGCGTCGGCCGAGCCCCCTTCAGCCATTAGAGGGATTTTACCGTCTCGGAAAAGGCGCAGCACTTCCGCTGGGGATATGCCAAGAGCTTGCGCGGTGACGTTGACGCGCTCGTTCATCAATTCGGGGATAGTTTTTGTCGCCGACGCAAGGCCCGTGTCGGCTCCCGAGCCGAACCAGCCAAGTGACTGCATCGGACCGGGTGCGATACCGCCACGTCGCGCCGCTTCAAATGTCACGTCCGCCATAGGTCCGTATTCGACCTGCATCTCGCGACCACCACTCACGGCCGATTGCAGACTATCGTTGATGTCTCTAGACGGGTCAAACTCCGCCGTTTCGGCGTAACGGCTCCGAGCCTCGGGCGTCCTGAACCAACTAGGGTTGATAGACCCCGGCTCGACTTCGTTCATAGCGAGTAGCGCACCTCGGATATTGTGCGTATCGGCGGTGACGTAGCCAAGGTCGCCTGCAGTGTTGGGCAGAAAAGCACTGGGCTTAGGATTGGTCAAAGGGTCGTGCGTCCCCGCGAACATTTGGCCCGTCAGATCTTGGTGCGACCCCATCATATTATACCCACGCGCATTGCCGAAGGTGTTGTAAAGCTCGCTGGAAATCGGCACACCTTTTTCGCGTAGATACATCATGAGGCTGGCGTTGCGCATGTTCTGTTCGGTATTGGTCCGGGGAGACGTACCAGCAAAGGCGGGTGCAAACTTTTCCGACAAGAAGCTTATCGCCTCGCCTTGAGGCGTGTCGAGGGCTTCTAAACCGCGAACGATGGGAGCGGTATGGTAGAAATACTCTTGCGCGGTGCCTCGGCCCTGCTGCGCTTTTTCGACCAACCGGTCCGCAATCTGAGGGGTTAGATCGATGACGTTGCGCATGCGGTCACCAAGCGGATACCTCGCGCCGGGTTGCGCTCGGGGCAGTAAAGCCTGAACGGCGAGGGGGTTGGTTTGTCGAAGGAGACCGGGGGTCTCCTCGTACGCGGCTTGGCTAAGATCGAAAACCGGTTCCGTCCCAGTCGGCTGCGTCCGCTTCTTCGGATCGGTGATTTCCATCTCCTTCGCCTTCAGGCGGAGGACTTCTTGCCCGGCGTCCGCTTTACCTGTGATCGCAAAGGGCGACGGAACAGGCTCGGATACCACACTGAGATCCGGCTGGGAGGCTTTAGCTTTGGTTTTAGCTTTGGTTTTAGCTTTAGTCTTAGGCTTCGAGGTGGCTGCGGGCGGCGTTGCAGGCTTTTCGGTCTTCGCCGCCAAAGGTTTCGTGGGTTTCGCCGAGAGATCCGGCAAGTCCAAAGCACGCCGCAGCGGCTTTTCAACGGCGTCGGGGATATACTCCGAGCCGGACTGGACGGCGCTTCTCAGGCCTTTTTCGATGAGGCGGCTCGGGCTCGGTCTGGATGGTTTTCGTGCCATATTATCGTCCTCGTACTCTTTGTACCGCGTACCGAACCGGTCGCGCTGCCAAACCTATAGCGGCTTGTCCGGGCTTCGTTTTTGCGAGCCTCTTACCGGTAGCGCCTGCGCCCGCCATGATGCCGTAATCTATCGCATTGCGGAGAGCATCTTCGCGAACGGCTGCGGGCACGTTGGACATGGTCGGGGCCTGACCTGCGGCAGCCACGCCGCCTTGGATCAAAGTGTCGGCGAGACCAGCGCCTAACTTGGCGGCCTTTCCGGCGCTATTTATAGCGCGGACAGAGCCGAGGCCCGGAACGAAAGCCGAGCCAATCATGCCTGCGCCTTCGAGGGCCATAGCTGTATTCGGGTTGCGAGCGGCGTAATCCTCCTTGGCTTTGCGGATCCGCGCAAGCTCATTTTCGTACATCTTGCCGCCGTAGGGAGCGCGTACTCGGGCTTCGATCTCGTCGCCCCAGTCAAACGCCGCGCTGCCTAAAAGGGTGCGGGCCGCGTTGGCGTAGTCATAACCCTGCTTCCGCTTCGGCTGGCCACCCTTGTTGAGACGCTGCACAGAGCCGCCACGGGCTTTGGCCAGCACCTTACCGGTTTTCGCGTCCTTATACTCGCCGGTTTTCGGGTCTACATAGGCCTCGCGTCCGTTGTACATGACCGTACCAGTCTCGGTTGCTTCACCCACGTCGCCGTCGCCGATGTCGAACGGTTGACCTGTTTCGACGTCGACCAGCTTATCGATAGTCGGATCATAGTAGGCTTTAAACCTGCCGACTTGGATGATCTCGGGGCCCGCACCTTCTTGCGCAGCAGGCGCGGCCTTCGCAGCAGGCGCAGCCTTTTCACCCGCAGACCTGACCACAGGCTCTTCCTGCTCTTCAGGCATGAGAACCGGAGTTAGGCCCGGTGCCACCACCCGAGAGGGCGCGTACTTCTTGTAGAGGTCGGCGACTTTTACGGCCGTCTCGGGCATCTCCGGGCGATCGAACATCATCTTCGACAGCATCTTCTGCCCCCGACGCGTTCCACCCAGTGCCAGAAGAGCGAGCGGGGACAGCGTCGTGAGCGCACCCTGCCCGATGTCCGCGATAGAGACGCCCTGCTCAGGCGAGTACCCTGCGCCAGCACCGATGACACCCCCGAGACCCGCAGTCCCAAGGGCTGCAATGGCGGTCCGTCGCGCAGTGCCGCTATCCGGCAAGTCGGAGGGTATGACGTTTTGTGCGAGGCGAGACAGAGGCTTCAGCGGGGGTGTGCCCGGGTACCTACGCCCGCTGGCTGCCACCGCTTGCGTGAGATTGCCCGGAGTAAAGACGTCGGCCCCTAAACCCGTGGGATCCATCTTCGCCCGACTTACGGCGTCTTGCAGTATTTTCTCCCCGCGATACATCGTATCGGCTTCTCTGAGCAGGGGTACGAGGTCGGGGGACTGCCGCTCGACCTCCTCGCGCAGCACGCCGCTGACGCCGCTCAGGGCGTCCCGATAGTCCTTCTCGAAACCCGGTCTCTGAGCGGCGCTTTTGTATCCGCTCAGAGCGCGTTGCGCCTGCTGATACCCCTCGCCGGACATAGTACCGGTGTCACCAATGCGAGTTCCCCGCAGACTGTTCTGGACCGCGATGTCGAAATCGCGGGCGAGCGCATCGGTCAACGTGTCGCGGGCCCCGAGGGCGTCCTCCATACCCTGCACGAATACTGGGTTTTCGAGGTCAAATTCTTTTCCCGCGAGGGCGTCTGTATACGCTTTTTCACGGAGGCCGGCGAGCGAGGCGACTGCGGGGTCGCCATAGCCTATGGGTTGTCCGCCGACCTCGCGGAAAGCGGCCTTGTTAAGGTCGAGCATGCTTTCCGCACGGCGGGCGTTGATGATGTCCCCAACCACGGGAACGGAAGTCGCTGCGTCCTCGATCGCCTTGGGGAAGCCCCCTGACTGCTGGCCGATAGTTAAATCTGTTATGCCGTAGCGGTCCATAAGCTCTTGGGCTACGGGGGAGCGATCCGCACCTTGTGTGACAAACCGGCCGAACTTGCCTCCGAGATTGCTGAGAATATTGCTTGTCGTGGCGGACGCTGCGCCGCCGTAGGGGTCGTCTTCAACGGCCGCACCGTAAGTCACACCTTGCGTCACGTCACCGAGCAGGTTGCGGGTGAAATCCACACCTTTACGGCTTGACTGTAGATAATTCAAAACGTCGGGGGCGCTGCTCAAAACTTTAGGCGCGACAAATTCAGCGGTATTTCGCAGAACCGCGTTCCCGCCAATGCTACCCAGAACATCGCCGACCGTGGCGGCAGTCGGGTTAAGCTCGCGGAGTTCGGCCATCCTAGGCATTACGGCGTCGAGCGCGTTCAATCCTAAGCCAGACACACCGGTTGCGAGTGTTGTTCCTACCGGGCTCGACACGGCGGTGCCGGCGGCCCGCTCGACCACGTTGCGCGTGTCTTTCTCAAGCACGGGCGGTATCGCGGTGTTAACCGGGCTGTCAGGGTCGTTGTACTGCTTCAGGAACTCAGTGGTGCGCGGGTCGTCCTCGTACTTAAGGCCGGGCCGGAAACCGTACTTGTCGTCCAGAGCGCGACGGAAATTGGCGTACTCTTTCAAACCTACAGTGCCGCGAGGGTGTTCCTCGAACCAAGCATCCATTTCCGCCTGCATCTCGGGCGGAATGCGAATGCTTGTTTCCTTAGCGCCGAAGGCGGCGGCCTCCATTGGCACAGGCGCGGAGAACGCCTCGTTCATCTCTAGCGGTGCGGAGGCGTCGGCTGTTGCCGGCGCTTCACCTTGCGGCGGTAGCAAATCAGCGGGCACGTCTTTGAACGTGCCGACTTCGCGCACGCCCAGCTTGCTGCGCTCTTCTTCAGGAAGCGAGAGATACTGGCGTGCAGCAATCTCGACAGGTTCGGTCCAACGAATAGCCGGCAGACCCATAGCCCGCGCATGCGCATCAAGTCGCCGACGCAAGTTGTATGTCTTACCTAGGAAGGTGAGGTCGGTATCGAAGGTGGAAGGCTGGTTGGCCTCCACGAACCGCACCGCATCGGCGTCGGACTGCGAACCAGCGCCGGGCACCTTGAAGACAGCCAAGCCGACATCTGCTAGGCCTGCAGACGTAGAATTTATAGCTCCCTTCACCTTCGAGGGGAAATATTCGAGGGTAGATTTTACGAGGCCCTGACCAGATAGGTGGTCGTTAAACTGCTTCGTCAACAGGTTGATGGCATCCACAGCGGCGTTCATGTTAGCCAGTTTGGTCTGCTGTGCCACCCGCTCGGCAGAGGGTGCAGGCTCCTGCGCCGCAGCCCTCTCCGCAACAAGATTTTCAATGCGCATCTTGCGCAGTTTCTCTTGCATCTCTTCGACTTCGAGAGGTGTCAGCGCCTCCGTACGGGCCGCAGTCGCGGCCGAGGACGCAGCCGAGCCTTGGCTCTGTGCGACGTTCGCAGCGGCGGCTTCAGGGGCGACATTGCTTTGGGCCTCTGCCGTTGTAGCCTCTGCGCCAGCACGGCGTTGCGCAGGCGTGGGGACCCCCACCGGTTTGGCTCGGCTGAGATCGTAAGATTTTTCCATTAGTCAGCCCCTTTACCGATGACTTTACCCGTCGCGTCGAGGATCTCATATGCCTCGGTGTTTCCGTCTAGACCATACAATCTGCTGGTCCCGTCCGAATATTTTATGAGTTCGCGGCCGTCCAAATCAAACTTTTCGATTGGGACTGGAGTGCCTTTAGGTATGAAGCGTCTGAGGTTGCTGTCCCACACAGATCCCGCAGGCTTACTCAAAGTGGCGGCCGTTTGTACGAGGTCGGCGGCCGTCTTCGCACTGGCGACGCCACGATCAGCCACGCCCGACAGATAGCTATTGCGGAAGCGCTCCAGCTCGGCTTCACGGGCCAAGCGCGCCTTGCGGTCGGCTTCTGCGATATCGCCGAACGCCCCCGACAGCTTGCCGATCGTGCCGGCGATACCACGATGGTAACGCGGTGCGAGGAGGGCCTGCGAGATGGCGAGCAGCTGTTCGGACTGGGTCATGCCGGCGTTGCGCGCCCGTATATTCTCCTCGCCGCGCTCGAATAACTCTCGTTGCGTCTTTTCTCGCGCCGCCTCTGCCGCAAGTTGGCGGTCGTATACGCTCTGGATAAGACCCATCGGATCCGACTTTAGTTGCGCAAAGTCGATGCCATCCATGGCGCTCAGGGCACCGACGTCCTCGCCCATCGTCTCTTCTTCGTCCATAGCCTTAAACTCCGAGTAGCTTGCCTAGAGCGCTGCCGGCCTGAGCTTGGCCGAGGATGCCAGCGATGCCCGTCAGCGCGCCGCCGATCGTCTCGGCGGTGCTGGGCTGCAGCTTCGACTGGTAATTCATAGGCACGATGCCCTCTTCCCTCGCCGCGCCGGGTACGCCTGCCTTGACGCCGCCGAAGGTCTGGAGCATCGCGTTGATCTGCTCTTGCGGGTAGCCCTGTTGGCGGAGGAAGTCGCCATATGCGAGGTCGAGGTTCTTCTGCGCCTGACCCTGCTGCATGCCGCCGACTTGCTGCAGAGCGCCTGCGCCAGTGAGGCCGAGTTGCTGCGCCGTCCCGCCCATTTCTGCCAGCTGCTGCGCCCCAGCGAGGTTGCGCGTGATGTCCTGACCGGCAAAGCCGCCGGCGGTCTGGCCAATGCTGGCGAGGAGGCGCTGCTGCTCTTGTGTGAGGCCTGCGCCTGCCGTGCCGAGGCCGCGCGCCGTCTCGGCGAGACTGCCGAGCTGCTGCGCCCCTGTGAGGTTGCGCGCGATGTCCTGACCGGCGAAGCCGCCTGCAGTCTGGCCGATCTGGGCCAGCATGCGCTGCTGCTCTTGCGTGAGGTTCGCGCCCGCAGTGCCGAGGCCCTGCAGCTGCTGCGCGGCGCTCAGTGTCCCACGCTGCTGCGCCTCGGCGATGTTGCCCGCCGTGCTGGCCAACTGGCCCATGCGCGACAGGTCGGTGCCAGCAAGGGCGGCGGCCTCGCCGTAGCCAGCCCGCAGGGCCTCGCTCTGCTTGCCGAGGATGTCGCTGCTGACGTCGCGGACTGCGCGGGCGGTGTCGGTCATCATTCCCGACGGCGTGCCCGCCCCCAGCTGACGGCCGCCGAAGCCAAGCTGACCTGCGGCGATGTAGCGGCCCTCGATGCCGGGCATGATATTCTCGGACAGGTTGCGCGCGCCCAGTTCGCCGATGCGGTTGACGACCGCGTCGGTGTAGGGGTTCATATACTGGCCGATGTTGGCGACACTGGTCTGGCCTGCCTGCGCCAAATAGGGTTCAGCTGCGCCGGAGATGTTCGCAGACGCGGCCTGCCCTGCGAGGCTGCGAGCCGTGCCGAAGTCGGCCTCCGCCGTGCCGCTCGGGCTGAGGCCCATCGCCTGTTGGATGTAGGGCTGCGCGGCCGCCAGAGCGCCGGGCGCGGCCATGGCCCCCTGCGTCGCCTGCGCGGCCTGCCCTGTGAGGCCGCGAGCCGTGCCGAAGTCAGTCGCCGCCTCGGCGACCGGGTTCAGGGCCGTGGCCTGCCCGATGAAGGGCTGGGCAGTCGCCAGAGCGCCCGGCGCGGCCATGGCACCCTGCGTGGCCTGTGTGGCCTGCGTCAGGGCGGGCTGGTAGGCCGTGGCGGCCTGACCGGTCATTCCGAAGGCCTGCTGCTGCGTGGGCGAGAACTCGGCGACGCGTGGGCCTTGATACAGCTGCAGCGGGTTCGCGCTCAGCGCCTGCTGATTGGAAAGCAGCTGCATCGCGTAGTTGGTGTACCAATCGGGCAGCACCGTCTCGCTGACTTTCGACGTGTAGGTCGAGCCAGCCGGCAGCTCCCCGTTGTTCAAGAAATCACTCAGCGCCATTATGTTCGCCCTCCGGCCATATAGTGTTCGGGCCGCTTCGCCTTGGCGCTAAATTCGCCTCGCGCCAGCTTCCGGCCCTTTTGTTTCCTTACGTTCACGCGGAACTTGTCGAGCATCTTCGCCCCCGCCTTGTTCGATCCGTTGCCCAAGAGCGCGACCGTTTCGGCGTCCATAACATATTCGCCGTCGGAAAGCAGCGCCGGAATTTTATCGTCGCGGCCGTCGCCCGGCCCCTCGACGGCGAAGCCGCCTCGGGCGTATCCGGTGTAGGCTCGGCTCCGGTTCGGTGCGCCTTGCGGCACGTAGTTGAAGAAGCTCTGCTCGGGGCCGTAGCCATAGCGGTAATAGTCCATCGGGTCGCGCAGGCCCTGCACAGCGAGGTCGCTCGGGGGACGTGCGCCTGTGCCGCCACCACCGACACCACCCGGCAAATTGGGTGGCGGGAGCTTCGCCGAGAAGACTGAGCTGAACGGGCTCGAGCGTACCGGCACGCGGAACTTGCTGCCGCCGCCACCGCCGCCACCCTCGAACAGCGCGCCCAGCGTGCTGGTGGCGAGGCCTGCGAGGCGCAGGTAGTCGATGATGTCTTTGAGCCTGTTCCTCTCGGGTTCGGGCGCTTTCTCATCGGTAACGGTTTCTTGAAATTCAGGTGAATTGATTAGATTTTCAACACCGGGTAGTGCGACGGGCGTCGACACCGTAGGTGATCCAGACACAACGATATCCCGCTCTTCAGGCAAAGTTTCAGGCTGAGGCGGCATTTGCGCACCAGCAAGGCCCAGCGTGTCGGCGGCTGTCGGCCCTTGCGTCGTGACGGGTATCGGAAGCGATGGCTGTCTGGGTGCGATGACGTCGATCAGTCCGGTGTCGAGCGGGTTAGTGATCGGCGGTAGGCCGCCCTGCGTCGGGGCGGGTATCGGCAGTGACGGCTGCCTCGGTGCGATGACGTCGATCAAGCCGCCATCTTTAGGATCGGTGCTGACCGGCTCGACCGCCTGCGGCTGGCCGGTAAAGATGGAGGCGGGAAGAGACAGCGGCGGTACTTTTGCGCCTGTCACATTGATAAGTTCCTCGGGCGGCGTTTCCGGCGGCGTTTCAGGCACAGGAGGCAGTTGCGCACCGGTTAAACCTAGCGTGTCGGCGGCTTCAAGACCCGGAACGGGTGTATATGCCGACACGGGAGGCGCGCCAGATACGACAATACCGTCGTCAATGACGTCTTGCCTTGTATCACCCGAGGGTGCGGAGCCTTTACCACCGTTGATCGATACCGGGGTGCCGCTTGTCGAGGTGCCGCCTGTGACATTTATAGCGTTGCCGTCGAAAGCACCCGACGTATCGCCACCCGTCGGGGAGGACGGGGTCCAAGGTTTTGTGAGGCCTATCTCCTCGGCGACACCGGGCAGCAAGTAGGCGGAAGCGCCCGAAGCCAAACCACCTAGCAGAGCGTTCTGAAGGGGTTGACCAGTGGCAAGGCCGCCCGCAGTCGCGCCGAGGCCGGTGCCGATCGCGCCAGCCGCCTTCGCGCCGAGGTCCGCAGCATCGTCGATAACAGGACCGAGAACCTTGCCGCCTACGGTCGTCAGGGCACCCATGACCGCGCCCTTGAGCGGGTCTTTATCTGCGAAGGCGTTACCCGCCGCGCCCGCCGCTGCGGCTGCCGCGATTTGCGCAGGTACGCTGAGGCCCCCGGTGGCGAGTGCCGTAAGAGCCGGTATCAAGAAGCCCCCGATGTCGCCGATGATGCCCCTGCCGTCTTTGGCGTCGGACGGGCCTGAGATCCAGCGCATCTCCCCTACGGAGCCGTCTGGATTGATCGTCCGCTCGCCCTGTTGGATATCCCACGCGGCGTTCGCGCCCTTGGTGTCGCTCAGGTTCTGTGCGAACTTCACAGCCTCTACGGCAGCCTCCGGTCCCTCACCGCTGAACAGGACTTTGCCATTGCGGTCTGTGACGCGGATGGGGCCGCCCCAATACTGGAACGCGTTGGTCTGCCCTCGGTCGCCAAAACCAGTGGCTTCCCCTGTGTTGCTCAACGGGGCGGTGATGAAGGTGCCTTCTGGCGGGGTGTTCGCCGCGATCCTGCGCGCTTCCCGCTCCTCGTATGTCAACGGCGGTGGCGTTTGCGCGGCCTGTTCGAGGGGCGAAGCGTAAGGCTCTGCGGCAACCGGCTCTGCGGCAACCGGCGTGCCTGTCTGCTCTGCATAGGTGACGGGTTCCACAGCGGCGGGCGCTCCAACTTGTTCGGGGTAGTTGACGAGCGAGGAGTAGTCCGGTCCGACGTCGGTGGGCATGCCTGTCTGCTCGGCATAGCTCAGCGGGCCTGTCTGCTCAACAGCGGCAGGGGGCGAGTAGTACGGCTCAGCCGCCACCGGAGCACCTGTCTGCTCCGCATAGGTGGCGGGTGCCGAGTAATCAGGCTCAACCGCCACCGGCGCACCTGTCTGTTCGGCATAGGTGACGGGTGTCGGATACTCGACAGGCGGCGTGTAATTCACCAGTGACGAATAGTCAGTCGGCGGGGTGTACACCGGCTCGGCGCTGACAGGCGCACCTGTCTGCTCGGGATAGCTGGCCGGGGCCGAGTAATCGACCGGAGCCGAGTAATCGGGCGCACCGTAGTCGAGTGGGGAATAGTACTCAACAGGCGGCGTGTACGCAGGCTCTGAGTACTCGACAGGAGGTGTGTATGTCGGGGTGTACGCAGGCTCCGAGTAAACGGGCTCTGAATAGATGGGCGCAGGCTCCGAGTAAACGGGCTCTGGATAGATGGGCGTAGGCTGCGCGTACTCGACCGGAGGCGCGTACGCCGGCTCAGGGAAGTACTCGACCGGCGGCACATACGCAGGCTCTGAGTATACAGGTGGCGCATACTCGACCGGAGGTGTGTACGCCGGCTCTGCGTACGCAGGGGGTGAGTAGACAGGCTCCGAGTAAGTCGGCTCGGGGTAATATTCGACAGGCGGTGTGTACGCCGGCTCTGGATAGATGGGCGTAGGCTCCGAGTAGTCGGCCGGGGGCGTGTACACCGGCTCTGAGTAGTCGGACGTGCCGTAATCAAGCGGGGATGTATACTCGACTGGAGGCGTGTAGGCCGCCTGAGCCTGTTCCGCTGCTATCCGCTGAGCCTCGGCCTGTGCTGCTGCCACCCGTTGGGCCTCAGCCTGTTGCGCGGCCATCCGCTGGGCTTCAGCCTGCGCCGCCTGAGCTTGCTCTGCCGCTACCCGTTGGGCCTCTGCCTGTGCTGCCGCTATCCGCTGGGCCTCAGCCTGTTGCGCCGCTATGCGTTGGGCCTCGGCCTGCGCGATCCGCTGGGCTTCAGCCTGCGCCGCCTGAGCTTGCTCTGCCGCCATCCGCTGGGCCTCAGCCTGTTGCGCTGCCATCCGTTGGGCCTCGGCCTGTGCTGCCGCCACCCGTTGGGCCTCGGCCTGTGCTTGAGCCTGTTGCGCTGCTATGCGTTGGGCCTCAGCTTGTTGCGCTGCTACCCGTTGGGCCTCTGCCTGTGCTGCCGCCACCCGTTGGGCCTCGGCCTGTGCT